CGAGGTTACGCACAGGAAATCACTCAAAGTGGTGGAAATCCTGACGCACTTTCAAGCCCATATCTTGACCCTTATGATTACGAAGAGCCAGACCAGAGTTGGCGTACTATTAAGTAATGGCAATTACTCCATCACGCCCATGGCAAAGCCGTCAGGAAATGCTGACAGATATTGCGCTTCAGACCGCAATCTCCACACCAGAGGAGATTCGGGCGATTCGCCCTGTCGTACCTCAGCAGTTGTTTCCTGAGTCCCGTGGTTTCACCAAGCAAGAACTTGGTGTGATGGATGTATTTTATCTTGACCGTGCTCAACCAACCTATCGTTCATGGATTTCTGGTGCGCCAGTAATGTTCCGTAACGGTTTCATGGATGATAGTTTTACTGGTTCAAGTCGCTACTCAATGCAAAGTCTTGGTATTTAATGGCTCGTGACTATTGGGGGAAGCAGGAATACCCAACAGGTTGGCTGACTCGTGGACGTATTAAGCGAGGTGAGGCTCCTGCACAAAGTCGTTTCCGTGCGCCCAACGCTGGTGTAAGCCCATCCCTTTCAGGGGGTAGGTCACCGATTGTACCAACCCTTGGCATAGGAGACATTGTTAGAGGTGTTTCTAACATGTATGTCAACATTCAAGAACAAAACGAACGAGATGCTTACAGGGCGAATAGGCAACAACAGCAACAGCAAGCCCAAGCACGTCAACAACAGCAACAAAAACGCCGTGCTGGTATTCAATACGCTAAAGCAAAAAGTCGTGTAAATAAAAGAAACGCAGCCGCCGCAACACAAGCCCAAGCACAGGCTAATCAACCACACCCTTTGATGCCTCCTGCAACCCCTGTAGCCCCTGTTAACCCTTACGCTCCAGCATGGGCTAACTCTCCAAACAACCCTGCTAACCCATGGCGACCACCTACAGGTAGTCCTGCCTCATCTCGCACTGCTCCGGGAATTCCGTTTGGTCAAAACCTTCCAGCACCATCTGGACCTGCTCCTCGTAAAACACCTCCAATCCCAGCAGCATTTGCGCCACCTCCACCGCCCCCACCATCTGCGCCATCATGGGGTACCCCAGACCCTAACTTTAACCACGGGATTACTCCAGCGCATTTGATTCCACCAGCACCGGGAACAAAGGCTTGGCATAAGCAGCAAGCACAAGATGCTAAACAGCAGGCACAACTGCAAAAACAAAAACAAGCCTCCATGCCCCCACCTCCCCCAACGGTGTCACCATACGGTCCTCCTACGGTGTTGAACCCACCAACCCCTCCTTCTGCAGCAGCACCTGCGGGTACACGCACAAACAAAAGAGGCGGTGCTAAAGCAACACCTGCTGCTAAAACAACACCTGCAAAGAAGACTCCTGCCAAAAAGGCACCTGCAGTGTCTGCACCTCAAGTTGTTGGGGCTTTAGCACCTGTTGAAAACTTGACACAAACAACACCAACTGAAGCATCACCTGCTCCAGCATTGACCCCTGCAGTAGCACCTCCAAAGGGTCGCAAGACCACGCCAAAGTCTGTGGAACAGCCTGCGTCTAAGCCTGCCACAACACGCAATACCACTCGCAAAACAACTTCAACGCCTGCACCTGCGCCCGTTACCCCTGCACCTGCGCCCGTTGCTCCAGCGGCAACACCAGCATCTGCACCAGCACCTAAGCCAGAGCGCAAACTTATGCGCAATGCAAACGGTGAATTAGCCCCTCATACACTTGTTGACGGCAAGTGGACTTCAGAATGGTAAAATATAATCATGGCAGTTAATGAATCACGCTCAATGAACCAAGACCTCGTTCGGGGTGCTGGTGACGGCAAGTTTAAGTCACTCACACCAGACCGTGGTGGCGAAGTTGACCCAACGGCATCCGCTGTTCGCCAATCTGTACTTCAAGTTCAGTACAACATTGAGTCAGCGCCCGGTTTCCCACAACCCGAATCACACCTTCAGTAAGGATTAAATAATGGCTGGATATCCAAACCAAGAAGGTCTCAACCTTCTCAACGCATCCCTTGATGCAGATAACACATCCCTTGGTGACAACCTTGCCTATGAAGGTATGTCTGAAGTAGGAGACGGTCACAGTCACAACCACGCTGAAGGTAGTGGTTCGGGTCAGGCTATTGCAATGCAATTTGTACAAGCAGCAGCATTGAGTGCTCACCTCGTGGCTCCTCATGCAGCGGCTATTCATCAAATTCGCTCAAGTTGCAACTGCACCGACTCCAGTTGTGCAAACGGGCGACAGAATGCCGTCCATGCCGAGCGCAATGTCCCTGCAGACACAAACTCCCCAATGGCACGCTTTAGTGACATAGGTTACGACTCTTCCCCATACTGGAGTTAGTATGAATAACACTAACCACCGTGGTGATGGTGTAGGTTCTCCACTTACGCCAAAAACACAACAAGCACAGGCACAAGAGCACCCTAGGTTTACAGCACCTAATGCTGGTGTTACCCCATCGTTTGGTGAAGCCAAATCTCCCATCATGGAGACACCTTCATTTACTAAAATGATGCAGGACTACTCCAATAAGCATATGGATAGGTTGGACCGCTTGGAGCGAGACTAGACAACTACACTAGTCATCGTGTAGGCTTAGTGCCTACGAACTATTTAGGAGTATAAAATGGCTGAGACCGGCTTTGACCGTATCCTTGTTTGCAAAACCCATGGCATTATGTACAAGATGCGTCCCTATGATGGACCGCCTGAGTACGACCAAGAACTAATTGAATTGTGTAATCGTCACAATGCACAGGTTCCAGACCCTGACAACTGTCGTGCCTCCATTTTCCGTACAGACCCTGAGACTGCTGAAAAATTGGACATGGAGACTGTTCTTAAAAGTGAACTTAACGAAATGGATGTCTACATTAAAGACTTCCGTGATGAGTTAAAGGTTGATGCTCTGAAGTGCTACAACAAGCATGACCGTCCTAAGCAAGGATGTATTGACTGGTGTTCTGAAGACAAGACGGTTGGTCGCAAGATTGGTGTACCACCAGAAAAGCGTCAGTACCTTTGTATGTACTGCCCAGTCGGCTCATGGGTTGCTGAGCAAGAGCGCATTGCAATGGGGCTTTATAAATAATGATTGTTATTACGCTAGATGCCCTTGCGCTTCCAGCGGATGACTTAGGTGCTCGCCAACCGAGAGCCGAAACACGCCGTTTATGGAATGCTTTATTTCCTTATTACCATGGGCGCATTATTGTGCTTGCAGATGGTATTAAGCGTGATGGTATGCAGGGGGAAGGCATTCTTCTTGAATGGCTTAAGCGTGAAGGTTTTAAAGCATCATCCGTAGACATGGTTGAGAAAAGTGGCTCCGAGGTTAAGTTTGACCGAGTCACATCTTTAACTGCTGTTTATGGAATGATGCATTGGTTCATTGACATAGACCCCGAGACCATTGCTAAAGTGGCTCGCTACGGTATCCCAACACTTCTTGTTACTGTTCCACATACCATTCGTCCTGAATGGATAGACGGAAAACCAATGAAGCCTTGGGACACCCTTGTAGAAGAAATAAACAATCAAGAATTGGCTAAAAAAGAAAGAGAATGGGGCGATGTCTGAGGAAATGGACTTTGAAACTTGGTACAAATACGGACTTGAAAAGTCGTTTTGTGGGCCTCCCCTTTGTGTAGAGCACGATGGGTTTCCAACAACTGAAGAAGAAGACTCATGGACTGAAGAACACGGCGAGATGCCCTGCTTCTCCATGGTGCGTTTGTACGCAGATGAACTAGAGCGTTTGTTGATTGAGCAGAACCACTCCCCATCCATGTGGCGCAGGTCTGGCTGGGAATGAAGATTTACTTTGGCGGGGCTGAAAAGGGTTCATACCGCAATATGCTTTTGGCATCCAATGTCACTAAGTTTGGTATCAACCTGACTCACCTGCCAATTCCTAAGAAAAAGGAATTAGACCTTTCCGTCATGTTTAATGGCGGAGAGGTTCTTTTGTATGCGTCAGAGGGCGATGAAGATATTGCTCGTTACGATAGTTTTATCCGTCAACACGCTGACAACCTAAGCGTGGTCATTGGACAGTCACATTACGATGGCTCATGGTTGGGAGACCGTTACGTCCCCATTTGGAATGACTCTGAAGACCTTGAGAGACTTGCATGGCTCTGCCAAAAGAATGGAAGAGTGGCTATCAGCGACAAAGCCATTACGGCTCGCAACCAGTCCCGTATCCGCCAACTAGGTGAACGGTGGGGAGCACAACTGGTTGGTCTTACATCCAAGCCTGACCTCATTGAAAGCATCCCATGGGAGTCCGTTGTTGTCGGCTCATGGACATCCGTTATTCGCTATGGCGAGACACAAGTTTGGGATGGTCATGGCTTGCGCCGATACCCAGCCCAACAGAAAGAATCTGCTCGTAAGAAACATCGTGCTGACATCGTTCGTCTTGGAATTGATTTTGATGCTGTGATGGAAGATGAAGTTGCAGTGGTTGGCGCATTGGCAATTGAATCTTGGAAGCAATGGGAAACACGAACTTTTGGGGGCTATGACCATATGAGTGATGATGACGAGACAGAGTTTGATACCCCTGAAACAGGTGAGGTAGTTGCTACAACATCACCTAGCCCTAGTACAGGTACAGCGGTTTCAAGGGGGTCATCTATTGCTATACCCCCCGTTGAGAGGCGGCACGCCAGTGAGCGTCTATTGCTACCTGTCATGGGTATTGAAACCATCACCTCTATGGGTACGCAAAGCGTTGATAATGAAGGGGAATCTATTGAAATTGCCCCTGAAACACATGAGGTAATTAAGTACAATGCCAACCCTTTAAGGCAGTGTAATAGTTGCTATCTCTCCTCTCGCTGTCCCAGTTTTAAGGAAAATACGGAATGTGCGTTTTCTCTCCCTATTGAGATTAAAACTAAAGACCAACTTCAAGCCGCAATGCGTGCTTTGATTGAGATGCAAATGGGTCGTGTGATGTTCGCTCGCTTTGCTGAAGAGATGGAAGGTCAAGGTATTGACCCAGCACTTTCGGCTGAAATGGACAGGTTGTTTAACCTCGTAGACAAGTTTAAAAACATCTCTGACAACCGAGATGTGGTTCGCCTCAATGTTGAAGCACGAGGCAGTGCCGGAGTTCTTTCCCGACTCTTCGGTTCTAAGGCTGGAGAAACTGCCCGTATGCTTCCCGATGGGGGCTTGGACAGTATTGAGACAGATGCTTTGTATGCTGAAGTCATTGACCAGTCTGAGGATTATTGACAAATAGTCACCAGTTACACTAAAATCTAAACAAGCACAAAATGGAGATACAAATGAGCACACCAATTACCGATGTAGGCATTGACATGGACGGGGTTCTGTACCCCTTTATCAATTCATTCCGCAGTTACTGCGAAGAACGACTTGGTCGCCTTTTCCTAGAAGAACCAAAGCATTGGAACTTCTTTGAAGACTGGGGGCTTGATGCCTCTACATTCCAAGAATGGCTCCGAGACTCTGCTAAAACCCACAAGGTCTTTGGCACACAGATGCCATACCCCACCGTACTTGAGGCTTGGGAACTGCTCCGCAAGAACAACATCAAGATTCATGTTATGACTGCACGACCACAAGAGGCTTGGGCGCAAACAGCAGAGTGGTTAGAAAAGTATGGTCTTGTTGCCGACAGCCTTCATTTTAATCCCACTAAAGGATTCCTTGCAAACCTTACTAAGGGTAGAGCAGCAATCCTTGATGACCACATTGCGTTCTACGAAGAAGCCGAAAAGGCTGGCATCTTTCCATGTCTTTTGAACCAGCCATGGAATCAAGAACTTAAGAACGCTAATCGTGTATCAACTGTCTTGGAGTTTGCCAACATGATTGTTGGATACAACAAAGTAATTTCTTCTGAAGCAAAACCAAAGGGGCTTATTGAAAAGCATCCTTCAAAACTTATTAAACAATTTCCAGAGCCACATCGGCCTTTCAAGAAAGAACATGAATGGAACCCAAACATGACCAAGTGGAACAAGCAGCAAGAACATCCTTACTACAGGACGCAGAACGACTGATAAATGGTGACCGAGACCAGCAATACGGAGCACCTATTGATGACTTCTCACTCACAGCCAAAATGTGGGAAGCGTACTTGCGCCGAACTATGGAAACACGCAACACTACGGTTCCAAGTCTTGACCCTCACGATGTTGCGGTACTTCTCATT